TAATATTGAACGGGTTTGTATACTAATTCTGCAACACCAAATGCTGCTCCTACTTTTATATCACCACTTACCCACCACATTATACCAAATCCAATTAAAGTTGATATAACACGATATGAAATGGTTTTAGCTATGTGTCGTTTCCTCTCTACTATCATCTTTTTCAATATTATAAACGATTACATCACCATTTGAGTCAATATATTTTTGTCTAATTGCAGTTCCACTAATTTGTTCAATTTCTTTTGGTGGTTCGTGATAAATTACTTCATATCCAACTGCTCTACCATAATTTACACTTTCAATATCTGGAATAATACTCAACATGATTTTATCCCAATTATTTGTAAAAAATGGTTCTTGTTGTAATTCTTGTAATACTTGCTGTGCTGATTTTGGATTATTTTCATCCACTTCAACATTTCTAATTGCAACCCAACAATTCTTTCCTTTTTCTAATTGTTGATTGATTAACCACTCATGTCCTTTGTGCCAAGTTTGCCATCTTCCGATGAACATTGCGTATTTTTTCATTATATAAAATTTAATATTGCTAAATCTTTTGCTTTTGCTTCTATTTCTATGTCAATATCTACACCATATGTATTTGGTAAAGTATTAATATAGTCCGAATGTGCTTGTGGTTTTAATTTAATATTATTTTCATGTAAGGCCTTTGATTCGGAATAATGAGTTAATTGAATAATCCCAGACGGCCAAGTTGTAGATGCTAATTTAAGTGCAGCACTTTCTGACAAGTCACCTGTACAAAATTGGTGGTGATGATAGTCAAATACAATGGGGATACCAGTTTTTTTATGAATATACATCAAATCTTTAACCGAATACATAGATGCTTTGTCATCATTCTCCAATGTAAGACGGGTTTTAACCGATTCTGACAACCTTTGGAAGTTTTTGATAAATCTATCCATTGCGGATACTTTATCTCCGTAAACACCATTACAATGAATATTAATAACATTGTAAGGAGTTTTAGATAAACCCATTGCATCCATAATACGACCATGTACTTCTAAATCTTTAATTGTATTCTCCACAACCGATTCTTTTGGAGAAACTAATACATTGAATGGTCCCGGATGGAATGTGAGTCTTTGATTATATTGAAACGCCTTATCACCACATCTTTTAAGTATAGTAGATATTTCTTTCCAATCTTTAAGTTGTGTAAATTCATATTCGGTAGCCCATGGAAACATATCACTACTCATTCGGTATAGTTTAATACCATTTTCTTCATTCCAATCAATAATTCTTTCTAAATCTGTGACATTCTGCAATACTAAATCCGATACATAGTCTAAACCCTTTGTAGTAAAGGTTTTTTTGACCATTGTACGATTTGTAGTGATTTTTTTACCTAATGAAAGGTTTATACATGCATATCCTATATTCATATAACTAATATACGAAAATAATTCTAAATTACCAAATTTTAGTAAGTCTTAATGTTTTCTTCCTCATTTCTGAGTTTATTCAATTCTCTAACTGAACCATTTTTTGTATTTATCCAATACTGAACTGCTTTGGAATTATTTATCCATAATTTTTTATTATTCCAAGGAAAATCCGGATGCATGTAGTCTTCCCATTTTAAATTTAAGGGAGAATCAGTTTCATTTTCATTATTTGAGTCACTAACATCCACACCATCATCAACCACAATAAACTCATCTTCTTTTTTCTCGTTAATCTCATTTTTTTCGTTTTCGTTAACAATATCATCACCATAAACCTCATATAAACCCAATTTTTCATCATTTTGCATGATTTCAACTATATGTTCTTTTTGTTTTTTCTTTTTATCCAAAATTAATCCGTTAAATGCAATAATTAATGCAACTGCCAATGGGTCAAACACTATTACAATCAAAAATATGAAGAATTTTACAACATTTTTCAATTCCATACCAAAAGCTTCTGCAATAAATCGAAATCCACCCACTTCTTTTTCTAAATCTAAATTTGAAACCTTAATTTTATTGATTTCTTCGTTATTTTTAGCATTTTCCGTTTGCAAAATCTCAATTTTTTTGTTAATTTGTGCAGTTTGTTTGTCTTTATTATCAATTGAACGTAAAAGACGAGAATTTACCTTGCCTTTGTCTAAAATTTGTGATTGTGTTGAAGATAATTGACCTAATTGAGTATTAAGTTGGTTAATTTGTGCCGTATTTTGGTCAATTTTTGTTGTATATACCAAAACTTCTCTATCTACCTGTTGTAATTGTAGTGATTGTGCCTGAAATGCGTTTGAGAGATATCCGAATATACCGGCCGAAGTAATTAACATCAATAATGCAACCGCAGAAGTCAAATACCACTTATTAAATCCTTTTATAGTATCCCATTCTTGTTTTAAATAAGTTGCTGCAACTAATTTTGCAAACTCCAAAGCAGCTGCCATTACCATCACAGATATAGCTGCTCCACTAAATAAAACACCCAAACCCGTTACGGAGAAGTAAGCTGCACATCCGGCAATAATTAGTGCAGAAAATCCGACTAAATATTTAAGCCAATTCATTTATCGATTGATTCTAGTTAATTCGGCAACACGCTCTACTATTTTTCTAGCGTCTTCCAATGTTGTATGAGCCTCAGATGGTGACATATGCTGTGCACCACTAATCCCGTTTTGTAAAATCCTTAACTTTCCGTCTAAAGATTCTAATAACATTTCTATTTTTTCATTGTATATCATAGTAATAAGTATTTATTTGTAATAAAAAAAGGTAGAAGTGTTTAATCTCCTACCTTTTCAATATACGAAAAATAACTGAATTAACCAACTTTCGGGGTTAATTTTTTTGGTTTGGACTCTTCTTTTCTTTCAATAGTAATTAAGAGAATACCATTTTTAATTTCAGCTTTTGCTTTTCTACCATCGAAGTTTTTACCTACGGTAACTCTTTCTTCAATGTCTGAAATTAATTGATTGAAAGGATTTTCTTTGTCCTCTTGTATTTTTTTGGCTTTGATTTCAATCTTGTCCTCAAAACAGTTGATTTCAATATCATTAGGATTGTGTCCTAATACCGATAATGCAATTGATGCGGATTCATCTTTAATGTCTACTGCAAATTTGTTTTGAACATAAGTTGTTCTTTCTTGGTTTTTAATTGGAAAATATTCATCAAATAATTTTCCATAATCAATCATGTACATAGTATAAATGTTTTTAGTTAATAATACTCCATATAGTCCAATTACTATACCAAAGTATTTTTATTGACAAAATGTCATTACATTATGTTATCTTGTCTTTCAATGATTGTAGACATATGGTCTGCCCAATGCATAATAAATTGTAACTTATAAACTAATTGTTTCTTTAAGTCGTGACCTGCTAAATATTTTTGATTATCTTCATCATACATACCATCAGTAAGTTTGATTGCAAAATACTCTTTCTCATTATAAGTAATACCATAGTCGTTTAGTGTAAAGAAAGTTCTATAGGTTAAATTCATATATGGAATATTCTCATTACGAACAAATAAAGTTCCGTATTTCTTTTGAGACCACTCTTCCTGATTTGGTAAATAATGTAATTCACCTTTAACACCCAACTTTCCTAAGTCGTGATGTAAACAACTGAATACTAATTCTTCTTCGGTAAAATCTATCTCTCCACCTTGTGATACGAACAGGTCTCTCATTTTAAGAGCATTCTTACATACATTAAAGATGTGGTCTATATACCCACCCACATACGCGTTGTGATAGTGTTTTGAGCCAGATGCGGCAGATAGTGTAAGATTAACACCCAATTCTTCTTCGGAATACATATGGAGTAATTTCTCCAATCTTTCTCCTTTGAAATATTTTTTGATTATTGCAATAAACTTATCGTAATTTGCTTTTAATTCTTGTTCTGTCTTTTGTTTCATAATTTAGAGTTTAATTGTTTATAATACTCTAATATACGACAAATTTTTGACATTACCAAATTTATATTAATGTATTTGGTTTATTAATATTTATTCTATATTTTTCTCCAATTGGAAAGTTTTCATTTTTAACGCATTCT